AACAGCTTATAGCTTTACATCATGGAGAAATACTATGAGATTTTGGAGAAAAGTACACAACATTATAGATAGAGCCTGGCGACACACCTACGCTTCTATAATGTATTACTTTGATAGTCGCAAAGACGAAGTAGATATAGATTGGTTAAATATGCATAACAGCATCATGGAGGACAAAAATAATGACAGATAACGTGAACAGACCTGCTCATTACAGAAAAGGATCGGTTGAGTGTATTGAAGCAATTAAGTCTGCATTGACTAGGGAAGAGTTCAAAGGGTATTTAAAAGCTGCGGCTATAAAATACATTTGGAGAGAAGATCACAAAGGTAAAAACATAGAGGATCTTCAAAAAGCAGTTTGGTATTTAAACCGACTCATTAAAGAACTGGAGGAGATGTAGTGGATTTCAATTTCCTAGTTGGGCTTACACTATGTCTCCTCATAGTTTACAGTTTCTATAAACAAGAACCATAAAAAAAGGGGCTATATGCCCCTCTTTTTTTACCCACACTTAGAAAGGTGGGACAGCTTCTTTTGGTGGACTCATATCAGCATCTGCTTCTGGCAAATATAATCTGATCTTAGTCTTCTTAGTATTGACCACACCATTGTCACCTTCAAACTGATCTTCAATCTGTTCAGTCTTCAGGATTAGTTTCTTACCAACAAAGTCAGAATGACTTTCTGGATACTTCTTAAAGCCAACAGCTTTCGTAAGCCTGGTGAATATCTCCGTGCTTATTCTTTTGTTGTCTTCGTTGATAGCCCATAGGTTATACCATTCGTTATGGTCTTTATACTTTCCACCATCAAGCTGAAAGGTTACTTTTAACGTATAGTTACCTGCTTTAGACTTGTACTTGTCAGTAGCAATAATCTTAGCATTGTGTTCTCCGTCTGGAGCCAGAGGAGTACCACCACTAGATGACAGTTCCTCCAGGTTATCAAAAAATTCTACATCACCGAAATCAGACATTTGCTTCTCCTATATTATCTGTTGTTAATGAAAACCCTAACTTCTCAATCAAGGCACTTATGTTAGGCTTCTCGAAATTATCAAGTTTACCACTACGGTCTTTAGCTTTGTAGCCTTGTCCGTATGCTGTTTGTAGCCATCTTGTTTGCACATTCTTACCGTCTTCATCTTGATCTTCAATGATGCGTAATGCAAGAACTTCATCAAAGAAATATGTAATTGATTCGCCTAACTTAGTACCGACCATTTTAGGTGCGTGTCTAAGTATACCGTCATCATTGACTACATCTTCTTTGCAAAGAAATAATACGTGCATATTTAGATCTCTAAATGCTCGCATTAAATTTGTTACCGACTCCTGAACATTACCGTATGCCATATGTGGATCTTTACTACGAGATTTCTCCCATACTAATAAGATCTCGCTGATCTCGGATACTGAATCCAAGACAACCGTATCGTATTGTAATGTACCAGACTTAAGAGCATTATGAAGTTCCATGACTTCACTAGCTTCTTTTACTTCTATAGCTTCAACATTGCTTGCATCTTTAATAGATAACAATCCAGCTTCAGCACTTATAACAAGAACTTTACCTGGAGCTGTTTTAGCCAGCGTTGTCTTACCCGCTCCAGCCATTCCGTACACCAAAATTTTAGCACCTTGGTTTTGCACAAGCTTTTGCGGAGACACAATTCTATTTGATAATTCCATTCTCAATCTCCTTTAATTAAAATTAACTTGCATATTATAACCATAATAGTTACTATATGTAAAATTTATTTTTAACAATTTGTCGAAAGGAGAAGTAATGGAACAAACTGATAAACAAACCCACACCTGGCAAGCCAATTATTATTTTAGAACAAAAACATTAGCAACAAGAAAACTAAAGGAATTTGAAACCATGGGAATAAAACCTAATCACACTGATAGAAAGGTTAAGAAGTATACCCTAAGAGACTACATTGAGTTTTTAGGACAGAAGGAAGCTGCAAAGCAATTTGGCTGTTCGGAGGCATCATGCAAGTCTTGGAGGTATGGCTATCGACAACCTACAATTAACCAAGCAAAGCAAATTATAAGAGCAACTGATGGTAGATTAGATTATGAGTCTATTTATGGACCTATATCTGAGATACTAGAAACAGAAGCTTAAAGTGTTTCAGCTTAATATAACCGAGGACGACACATCCTTGGAGCAAGCACTTGCCTACTATGATGAAGGCTATAATGTTGTACCTCTTCAAAGATCCAACAAGAAACCACCATCATTTCTAGGTAGCTGGGAGCAATACAAAGAAACTAGACCGTCTAGGGATCTTGTAGAGTCTTGGTTTAAAGATAGAGATAATCTACAGGTAGCACTTGTTTGCGGTAAGTTTGTGGTCGTTGATGCTGACTCGCCAGAGGCTATGGACTGGGTAGAGAAGAATTTACCACCATGTCCTTTCAAGGTTATCACTGGTAAAGGTATGCATTACTACTACAATAACCCTGAAAACTATACAACTTTTGCTACTAGAAGGACTGCTGAAACTCCTATAGAACGCTTGATAGATATAAGAGGTGTAGGTGGTCTTATCATAGCACCATGGAACAGACACGCTAACGGACAAGTATATAAGCCTGTCACCTTTGCAGATTGGAAGATCTATGATCATAACGATTTACCAGACTTTACTGAGGTTGAGTTCCAGAAGATAACAGGTGTACCAAAGACTGATACTGGCGTTCAAACTGCACCATTCTCATTAGATGGTGTATTAGAGGGCTCTAGGAACGACCAGGCTGCACGTATTGCAGGCTACTTAATATCAAAGAATGTCAACCTAGAGTTCGTTAGAATCTTTTTACAGAACTGGAATACCAACAATAACCCACCCTTACCACAAGCAGAGATAGATGGCGTAGTAGAGAGCGTCAAAAATACACACGATAGAAAGAATCAGTTAGCACCATTATTTACCCAAGTTACAGAAACCATACAAAAACCAAAAGATCTATTTAATCCTCCAGGCCTGCTTAAAGATATGTTTAAGTTTTGTGAAGAGATAGCACAAGTACCACAGCCAGAACTATCACTGGTAGGTGCATTAGCATTGGCTAGTGTTACCTGTGGACGTATCTACAGAACCAATATGAATAACTTTTCTTCTATGTATTTCATGGGTATTGCTAAGTCAGGTCAGGGTAAAGAGAATATAAAAACATTTGTAGAGTCAGTATTAAACGCATCAGATCATGAAAAGCTTGTTGTAGGTGATGGTTATACATCAAGTGGTGCTGTTCACTCGGTATTAAAGATGCGTCCCACACAGATAACCATTATGGACGAATTTGGTAAAAGATTAGAGGCTATAAGTAATTCAGGTAATACCAATAAAGAAGATGGTATACAAACGCTTATGGAAGCCTGGGGTCGTTGTCATGGCACATTAAGACCAGACAACTACTCGCTTATGAATGTGCAAGAACAATACAAGGAAATGATGATGAGTCGTGTTACTCACAAACCAGCTATTACATTGGTTGGCTTATCTGTTCCTAAAAATTTTTATAGTGCGTTAAATGGTGGCAGGATTGCAGACGGGTTCCTAAACCGATTTGTAGTCGTTGAATCGACAGAGCCAAGGAGAGTGGGTGAACTCAAACGATTCAAATCGCCACCAACCTCTATTGTCAACTGGGTTAACTATATCAGAAGACAAAGAGGCACTATGAGTGATCTATCAAGGGATAATGCAGAATTAGACCTAGATCAAATCGTATTAGACTTTGACAGGGAATCTGAAGAGATCTTGCAAGATTTCGCAAGAGAGATAATCAAACGACAAGATATACTAGAAAAAGATAACTTAGAGCCTCTTCTAAGCCGTTCTAAGGAGAAAGCTATGCGTTTGTCGTTATTATGTACTCTTGCCTCTAATGCTGACGCTAAGACGATTACAGGAGACGTTACAAGGTGGGCTGTAGACTTTATCAGATATTATGACCTGTTATTTATAGAAGCTTGTAGAGATAAGGTGGCTAGTAGTGCAACTGAATCTAAGATTAAGCAAGTATTATCTTTTATTAGATCTAGAAATGGCGAGGGTATATCTAAACGTGAGGTAGATAGACATGAACTATTCCGTAGCATGAAGTCTTATGAAGTAAAAGAAATTATTGAAAGACTTAAGAATGCAGGTGAGATACAAGAGGTTGAGATAAAGATAGGTGGTAAAGGACGACCTGCTAAACGCTTTGTAGCTGTAGATCCGAACTTCTTTGCTGATTAAAGTACAGGTCTACCGGCTACATCTTCTGCAAAATCTAATCTATCTTGCGATAAAGGATCTGTCGGTGTCTGAGGTGCTTGCACTGGTGCTATCTGTGGTAGTCCTGGTTGTGTAATAAGTGGTCTTAAAACTTTGTCTCTAAGTTCTTGATACGTAGATTGACCTTGTTGTGTCGCACCTTGTATTTCGTCATCTGTAATACCAACTGCCGTAGCACCCTTATCAAAAGCACCCTCAAGTAAATTATTTATTCCTGAACCTATCGGTACTATCTCACCATCTACCATTCTCAAACCAAATTGTCTTAGTGTAGTAAAAAATATTTGTAATGCTTTGCTAATAGAACCCTGATCAGAACGTGACATCAATCTTACAAAAGGTGGAAAAGTTATTAATTCTCTTGCTATAACTAAAGCAGCTATTGTTGGTATATTTGCTAAAGGTGCAAAAACAATCGCAGCAGATAAACCAGCAGCGATCAATCCACCGGCTGCACCACCTCTTCCTGGTTCACCACCTGTTAATACATCTATCTGTTGTTGAAACGCTCTTAAACCTTTTCTTGTTTCAGCACCAAACATAGCATCAAGGGTTTCATCTCCAAAAGAATCAAGAGATGTTTTTAAATTTTGTGCTTTGAATAAGTCGGTAATATTGCCTTCTCCATTCATATCTATAGATCTAGCTAAAAGCTTTTGCATACTTGCTTTTTGTATGTCGTTGAAAACTGCATCATCAACAGTTTCTTTTAAGCTATTTATGACAGTAGCTGAACCAGGTCTGAATATAGTATTTACAGTTTCTTCAATAGTTTTTTCTGGCAAGTCAGCTATAGCTTTAGTTCTTTCAAACTTCATTCTTTTTTCTGTAGCGTCTGCAAGTCTTTTTAATTGTTCGGTAAATATCTTACCTTGATCGCTAGGATTTAGACCACGTGTAGCATTTCTAGCTGTAATATCGTTTATGATATTTCTAAGTTCTTTTGGCTTTGGATTGAAACCAATTTGGTTTAATTGGTTAAGTGTTGCTCTTACTTGTCCACCAGTTGAAATTCTTGATACAGGATCAGTGAACAAAGCATCAAATTTTTCTTTTCCGTGCAATTTTTCAAACTTTAGTATCTCTCTTGCGAACTGCGTAAAATTAACATCTGTAAGCTCATCTTTAGTAGCCTCATACAATGCATCAGCAAATAGTCTGTTTTTTAAATCAGCCTTAAGTTTTGTTTCATAGTAATTGGGTATTATATTTCCATCAGCGTCTGTCTTTTGGTAATATTTATCTGTTTTGATGTATTCATCA